ACTTGTAGTCTACTTAGTACCCTTACATCATGGACTTCAAATCATAGACTTAGAGGTGTAGCTTATATTTCTTTTCGTTTTGAATGGAACTCAGACGCATTTGGTTCTATCCCTACAGTTCAAGCATTAGTACAAGGTAAAAAAGTTTATAATCCAAATCTTGATGGAACAAAAACAGGTGGCTCAGGTTCACATAGAGAAGATACAAGTTCTACATGGGAATATTCAGACAATCCAATTTATCAACTTCTAGATTATTTAAGAAATGACAGATATGGAATGGGTATAGCTAATGCTTATTTTGATAGTAATTATGCTGATTTTCAAACTGCTGGAGATATATGTGACGCAAACATAACACCTTTTTCTGGTGCATCTGAAATAGATTTGATTGATAGTCATGCAGTTATTGATACCTCACAAAAAGTTATAGATAACACAAAAAAATTTTTGACAGGTTCAAGAGCATTTTTGAATTTTACTGCTGGTAAATATCAAGTAACAGTAGAAACTTCAGGTAGTGCATCAATAACTCTTACAGAAGATAATATTATTGGTGGAATAGGAGTATCAAGTAAAAACAAAAATGAACGATATAATAGAGTTATAGTAACATTTGTTAATCCTGATAAAAATTACCAAGTAGATGAGGCACAGTTTCCACCTGTAGATGAAACTGGACAAGCTACAGCAGATCAACACGCAACGATGAAAACTGCTGATGGTGGTATTTTATTAGAGGGTAGATTTGATATGCCAACTATTACAAATCCATATCAGGCACAAGAAATGGCTGAGATAATTTTGAGAAGATCAAGGTCTAGTTTAGATGTTTCACTTACTGCTGATGCAAATGCTATGGAATTAGTAGTTGGGGATATAGTAAATATAACTCATGCTACACCATCTTTCTCAGCAAAACCTTTTAGAGTTTTATCAACTACAATAAATGGAGATAGTACAGTTGCATTACAACTTACAGAACATCAAGATAGTTATTATACTTTTGGAACTCAACAAGAAGTAGCAACTATACCTGATACTACTTTACCTAATCCCTTTGTAGTTCAACCACCAGCTAGTATTACATTGACAGATGAACTTGTAGAATATTCAGAGGGAACAGTAATAACAAGATTGAATATAGCAATAGGTGCATCTACAGATAAATTTGTTCAGTATTATGTTGTTGAGGCAAAACTTTCTACTGAAGCAAACTTTAAAATTATTGGGCAAGGAACAGAACTTAACTATGAATTATTAAATGTTATAGATGATGCAACTTACAATGTTAGATGCCGAGCAATCAATTCACTTGGTTCTTCTTCTTCTACAATCACAGAAAATAGAAAAATAGTTGGTGCTACTGAACCACCAAATGATGTTACAAACTTTTCTGTCAATATGCTTGGTAGTTCTCAAATGCAGTTGAATTGGGACGCAAATACTGACCTTGATATTTCTTTTTATGAAATACGTTATCAAAATGTTACAAACAATGCACAATGGAATAAATCCGTAAATTGGCTTCAAGTTCCTAGAACATCAGGAACAAGTATTACAACCAATGTAAGAGATGGTGCATTTTGTATCAAAGCTGTAGATAAATTAGGAAACGAGTCTAACAATGAAACAATTATCTATTCTAATATTGCTTCAGCAACAAACAACTTCAAAGATATACAAACTTTAACTGAGGACATAACTGCTGGAACTTTTGACGGAGACGTAGCATTGACAGATAGTTCAGGAACAACCTCTATTGTTTTAGATACTTTAAATGACTTTGATGATGTTACAGGTAACTTTGATGATGCATCAGGAGATTTTGATTTAGGGGGAGTAGCAACAGATAATATTGACAATGAGGGTTTTTATACACTTGCACAAACTTTATCGTTAACAGGAATATTTGATGTTTCTTTTATTAAAAGCATAACCATAGATCAAATTGAAGATCCATACGATTTATTTGATGATGGAAGAGGTGCAAGTTTTTTTGATGATGCACCTGCACCATTTGATGGAAATGACCCAACAAATGCAACAGTACAACTGCAAATCGCTACTTCAACAACTTCTTTAGACAATGCAACAAGTTTTCAGCCTATGAATACTTCTACTACATTTAAAGGAAGATTTTTTAAATTTAGGTTGCGATTAGCAAATAAAAATTTTAAAACAAGAGCATTTGTATCTGGTATTTCTATTGATATAAAAATGCAAAAAAGACAAGAAACAGGAGAAGATGTGGCTAGTGGTACTTCTACAAAATCTGTCACTTTCACTAATGCTTTCTTTGCAATACCATCAATAGGTATAGCGGCACAAAATATGGCTACAGGAGATTTTTTTACAATATCAAACAAAGCTATAACAGGTTTTGACATAGATTTTAAAAATTCAAGTGGCACAAATATAAATAGAACTTTTGACTTTGTGGCTGTAGGTCATGGGTTGAAAAGTTCTTCATAAATGTTTATAGGATATATATGAGTCAAGTTTCAGATGTTTCTTTAGCAAATCAAGGGTTTTCAGCTTTTAGAACAGAATTAAATAATATCTTAGGTGCATTAAATTCTATGCACTCAGGCACATCAAGACCAAGTTCAGCAACTACAGGAACTATTTGGCTAGATACCACTAACTCAGGGTCAAATTCTTTAGAAATAAAATTCTTTGATGGCTCTGATGATATAAGTTTTGCTACTGTAGATACTTCAGCTAACACAATAAACTTTATTGATAGTACAGTATCATTTGATATTGTTAGTGATACTACACCTCAACTTGGTGGAGACTTAGACACTAATTCAGCAAATATAAAAATTGATGATGCTCATGGTTTATTTGATGAAAACAACAATGAACAGTTAATATTTCAAACAACTGCTAGTGCTGTAAATTTTGCAGAATTAACAAATGCGGCTACAGGTAATGATGTAGGTTTAGCAGTAGATGGTGGAGATACAAATGTTGGTTTATCATTGTCAACAAAAGGGACAGGCAAGTTTAAGTTTAATGATGCCGCATACTTCCCTGAAGCAACTCTAACTGATGGCTCAACTGTTTCTTGGGACGTACAATCTAGTCCTGTTGCAAAAGTAACTCTTGGTGGTAATAGAGCTTTAGGTGCTGGAACAAATGGAGTTGCTGGTCAGTTTGTTTCATTATTAGTTATTCAAGATGGAACAGGCAGTAGAACACTATCATTCAATGCTGTTTATGAATTCAAAGATGATACAGCACCAACACTAACAACAACTGCTTCTAAAGGAGATTTATTTGTATTTAGATATAATGGTTCTAAATTTTTAGAAGTTGGTAGAAACCTTAACTTAACTTTATCGTAATATGTTTGCATTAGTAGAAGATAATAAAATTACTCAAATGCTAAAAGGTAACAAAGGAATTACTATTGACGGTATTCAATATCCAGCTTCAATATATACTTTGTGGTCTGAAGCAGAAAGAAACGCAATAGGTATTTACACAATAGAGATAGACAACACTAATAGAAAAGATGAGGAGTGGTATATCAATACAAATATTACTTATGTTTTTTCTAGCGGTAAAGTAACAGGTTCTTATGGAACTGCTACAGCAAAAGCTATTGAAGATGCTAACGCAAAAGATGAAGATGGTGTTGAATTAGACCCTGTTGTTGTTATTAAAGGATTAAAAACAATTAAAAAAGAAATGATAGATCAACAATGTGCTGGAATTTTGCAACCTAGTGATTGGAGAGTTATAAAAGCAAAAGAAACAAGTGGAACAATGAATAGTGGTTGGAAAACTTGGAGAGCATCAGTAAGAACTAAGTGTAATTCTATGCAAGATCAAATAGATGCAGTTTCAAATGTTGATGAACTTGCGGCTTTGTTTACTTATACTGAGCAAGAAGATGGAAGCATAACGAGACCTTTAGGCGAATTTCCAACTAAGGAAGATTAAATGCCTTTTGTTATAGGTGGAAACCAATTAGTAGATACAGGTTATGAAGTAAGTAATTCAGCAAGAATGAATAACAATGAAAATTTTACAAAAACAATTAGTTCAACTACAAGCAGAAATACTTTTACAATTTCAACATGGTTAAAAAGATCAAGCACAAGCGGTAATGGTGGGATTTTTGGAGTTGGAACTGCATCATCAGACACAGGAAGATTTTTTTTAAGATTTACAAGTTCTGATAAACTAGCTGCTACAGGTGGTGCAACAAATTTTAGAATTTCAAATGCTGTATTTAGAGATTTAAGTGCTTTTTATCATATTGTATGTGTGTTTGACTCAACAAATGGAACAGCACAAAATAGATTAAGACTTTACGTTAATGGCGTGGAAATTACCTCATGGTCAAGTAATAATACTGTAAATTCAAGTCAGAATACGCCTGTCAATGAGTCTGGCAAAACTCATGTTGTTGGTGGAGATGGAGATAATTCTTCGGCAAAATTTAGTGGATATTTAGCAGAATTTAATTTTATAGACGGACAAGCTAAAGCACCAACAGATTTCGGAGAATTTAATGACAACGGAGTTTGGATTCCAAAAAAATATGATGGAACATATACAAACAATAGTTTTTTTCTAGAATTTCAAAATTCTGGGTCGTTAGGTAATGATACAAGCGGACTTGGTAATAATTATACAGCAAATAATTTTAACACAGTAGATCAAACAACAGATACACCTACAAATAATTTTGCAACAGGAAATCCACTTGCAAAATATATTAATGATACT